CTACTCAAAGAGCAATTGTAGACGTTCTTCGTATTGGAAAATGGTTTTCTTCTGTTAAAGGTTTATTATTTATAGCTCGTCAAGCAGGTCTTCAAGCTTCAGCACCTATTACAGAAGCAGACCCATTTGTAGGGAAGCGTGCTGGTAATGGCGCGTTAACATTAATAAGTTCATTAGCTAATACTGCTACTCAACATTTGGGTATTAGATTTAGAAAAGATGCATTCCTAAATCGTACTAGAAAAACGTATTCAAGTGTGATGTTCGGAAATGATTCTGGAAATGATTCTGGAAATGATTCTCATGGTAGAGGGGTTCATCCTGTAACTCAAGAATCTAAAAATAATAGATTAGAAAAACTTCGTCAAGCATTAATTATATCGACTCCTGAAAATGACAAAATACCAATTATATCCGGATTAGGAGGACCTCAATCAGTATATGGTATTGGCACAACTAATATTAGTAGGGTTGTTAATAGTAGAGGCAATTTAAGTTATAAAACTCAAGCTAAAACTAAAATAGATATTAACAGTTCGTCGACTGTATATATTCAAACATCTGCAGGCCAATCCCCAGCTTCACTTACCCTAAGTGATATTACAGAGTATAATAATGATTTATATGATAAATTACAAAGTGCAGATATAACGTCTCTTGCGCCAATAGGTATATTTAATTTTTCAAAAACTGGTATAGAACGTTATCCAATATATAACAAAGCAAAAAATGCAGACACTAATTATTATACTTTAGGATATGGGTTTATTAAAGTAAGAGCAACTAATTCAGAATTAAATATTACCGAAGTTACTAACTTTCTTCTTAATGATGATGCTAGAAAAGTAAAATGGATTCCTACACAAGGTAGATTTAGTGGCGATATAACAATTCAAGATTATACTCAAACTAGCCAACATATAAGAACTAAACTTAGCGTACCTGAATATGGTAAACGCGGTAAAAATCTTCAAAATCCATTAGATGGGCCTTTTATGAAAAAATATACTACGGGTGGGAATGGTATGATTGACCCTATTTGGAAAATAAACCAAACTGATAAAGAAGCTGTTGATGATTTTGTTAAATTCATGTTTCATGATTTAAACACTAATGAAAGATTTAGATTTAGAGCTTACATAGAAAATGTATCTGAAGATTTTAATCCTCAATGGCAAGAAGTAAAAATATTAGGTCGTGCTGATAGCCCTTATATTTATCAAGGATTTGAGCGTAGTTTAAGTATATCATTTAAAGCTGCTGCATTATCTAGAGGAGATTTAGTGCTTATGTGGGACCAATTAGAAAGATTAGCTAAAACTACAGTACCTAAGTATCAAACTGATGCTAAAATGAAAGGGCCTTTAATTAAATTTACTTTAGGTAACTGGTTTATTAATACACCAGCATTTATTAAATCATTATCATATACAGTTGATAATGATACTCCATGGGAGATTAATTTAAGCGATTCTGGAATTTATTTAAATCCAACCGAATATAATGTTGGGGAATTACCGATGATTGTTTCAGTTCAAGTATCGATGCAAATATTTGGAGAAGTAAGACCAGCAAGTACTCATACTCAAGGAAACGTAACAGATATTACAGAAATTAGGCACTATGGAGCAGGTCATTTATATCCATTAGGTATAGACGGATTAAGGACGAAACGTCAGGCTACATTAATGGGTAATGTAGGTCTAGCAGATCCTGAAGACGTAGCTCAACCAACACCTATAGCAGGTGGACCGGACTATAATCAACTTGCTAATAATACAACTGCAGTAGCTTAATAACTAATATACTATCCATGATATATATTAATATATGAATAGATATCAAGACCTTCCAATTATAAAAGATTCAAATGGGCGACGTAAATATACAACTACGTTTGTCCCATTTTTTGACAAATCAGATAATGATGTATATGTTATTACTGACCCATCTGATAGATTAGATTTATTAGCAAATCAATTTTACGGAGATGTAACGGCATGGCCAATAATAGCAACTGCTAATAATATAGGACTAGGAACTTTAAATATTGAAGAAGGAAAACAATTACGTATACCAGATCCTAATAAATTTAGAGAATATATTATTCAAATAAATAATTTTAATCAAAATCAATAAGTTATATGCCTTTAAATTATAATTTTATAAATGATGTTAGTGGCGATGTTCGTGCTGAGTTAAAAAGAAGACAAGCATATTATTGGCCCGAAGGTCATATTAATAATAGTGCATTAGCTTGGAACTATCAAAAAACGGCATACTTAAGATTAACGTCATTAAAACGTAATACTTATGAACGTTTTGCCATTCAAGGTCAAGGACAAGGCGTTCTTAGAAGACCTACCACCCCTACCGTACCAAGCGATGGACAGCCATGGCCTCCTTCATCTGAACCTGCAACTGAAACAATTACTACATATACTGAGCAGGAAAAAATGATTAATCCTATGGCGCCTATTTTAGATTTATATAATCCAGATGGCACAATTAAAGGCGCGATACTAAATTCTGCAGAAATTTCTTCTGATGGTACATATGGGTCAATATTACGAATTACTGTTAATTTTACTGTATTTGACGTAAATGAAATGGATCGTTACATTAAAAATTTTTTAACGCCTGGTCAGGATATTGGTTTAGAATATGGATGGACGATTAATGAAAACTTAAATGTTAATAAAGGTAAAATACGTGGTACTGTATATAATTTTACATTTTCTGCTAAAGAAGATGGTAGTTGGGATTGTACATTACATGCTCTAGGACCATCATCAATGACATATGGATTTGATTTAGATCAACATGGTACAAATGATAGAAATGGTACTACCTTAACTGCTAAAAAAGGATTACATTTAGAAGAAATATTTAAAACTCTTATGGATATAACAGATAATGATGCAGTAACAGAACCCACATCATTAGCCACATGTAAAAAAAGAAGTGTATATGATGCATTTTTAAGTACTACTACAAATTCGACTTCTACTTCAACTAACACACTTCCAGATATTGAATATGATAAAGTAAATACATATATATTTGAATTACCTGTAGAAAAATCATTTACGTTTGGAACATGGGCTAGTGTAATACTTGGAGAAGGATTACTTGGCGGCGTTGGATATACAGCTGATATCGAAGAAAAAACTGACGCCACTAAAGTAACATATATAACATTAAGAAATCTTATTAATTTAATTAATTTACAAATTGATAATGCTTTTAAGACAGATGTACCACATTATACATTTAATGGATTTGATGAAAATGGTAATATTTTAGACCAGGATATATGTAAAATAAATGCAAATTTAGTTTTTTTAGGAATAGGGCCTGTAGATTTTTCAAAGTTTGCATTTACTACACAAATTAATGGAAATACGGCTCCTAGATTTGATTTTAATGTTAGCGGCGATGAAGGTACCGTTCGAGCGAATGGGATACAAAAAATAGCAGATCTAGTTTTACTAAATGTTAATTTTTTATATGGAGAAATAAAATCTATATTAAGTAATAATAAAAGTTTAACAGATAAAAAGATTATTACATTTTTAAATAGCATATTTCAACAATTAGAAACAGATACGGGCGGAACTATTAGATTAACTGTACTTGATAGTCCGATAAGTAAAGTATCGGGAAAATCTGAGTATGTGCAAATTTTAAATCAAAATTATGAAGGTGATGATATTAAATTAAATCCATGTCCAATTCCTGCATTTACAAAAGGTTCTATTGTAAGAGGGTTGAGTATAGACTCGTCTGTTCCGGATGCAATTCAAACAGAAGTAGCTACATATACAAGAGCAGGCAAAAGTTATGTAGGAAATGATGCCGATGAAGGAAGTTTATCTACAAACTTAAAAGAGTTAAGAGAAGAATTAATAAAACTTAATGGGGCATTTATGGAAAATATTGAACATGAAAAAAATGAAACTCAAACTTCATTAACTAGTTGGCAATCTCAAGTACGCGCAATTTATCGTCAAATGTTTAATATTCAACAAGGCGGCGTATTAGCAGGAAAAGGTTCAGCAATCAGCGCATATAGTTTAGCAAATTTAAAAACCGCAATATTTCCTATAAAACTTAAAGTAACGATGGACGGCATCGAGGGGTTTCAATACGGAAATGCTATTAAAACAAATTGGGTACCAACACAATACCGAGAAAAGAATGTTTATTGGACAGTTGTTAAAATTCGTCACATGATACAAAATAATGACTGGACAACAGAATTAGAAACTATATATAGAGTAATTTCATAAAATGGCAAAAAGACCTAAAATATATTATCCTCAAGACCAAATAACAGTAGGACTTAAAACATCTGGTAAAGAATGGATGTTACGAGACGGTACTGAGTTTAAAGGGTATTATCATACTTATAAAGATGGTATGATAATGACTGGCTTTAGTTATAACGAATTTACTTCTGAATATTTAATACCATATCAACCACAATCTTCTTTTAAGTATGATACGTTAACTCAAACTAACGTTAAAGATTATACTACTCCACAACAATATTATCCACAACCATCAAAAGTAGATTATGATCAAGGATATGTAACTCGTTACTTTCTAAGAAAATCTAATAATGTAGATGCCAGAATTATAGAGATTGATATAAAACAATGGAACTTAATAGGAAGTCAGATTGACCCATACTTATATTTAAAAACATCTCTTCCGTGGAAATTAACAGGAAATGAATCTGACGTTGAGCAAACTAACTTTAAAGTTGTACGTAAATATAACGAAGAATTGCCTGGTTTACAAAAATACTTAAGAAATTATTTGGAGTTATATAACAAATAACTTATATTTCTGGTATGCTACCAATTGTAGAAACCGAAACTGAATTATTTGACCTTATAACAGAGATTAAATCACATCGTATCTTTGTTGCCCCGGTTTTAAAAGACCCGTTTCTTCACTACAGTATAAATGAGCTTTCATTACTTTATTTATATGATCTTACAATAAACAAAGAATGTATTGTGAGTTTTAATCATTCCGAGGCACTTTCAATAAAAGAATCATTATTAAGTGATTTATTATGTTCTAGTAAAGAATGCTTTGTTTTAAATCTTAAATATTTATTAAGTAAGATTACTTGTGATCATATATATGATGCTCATATGGTAATATACTTCTTAACAAATAAATCTATAGATATTGAGGAGTTTGATACTTCCGTGCATGATTACTTTAATCAAAAATACTCTAACTTAAAAAATCTTAATCATCTTATACCGATTGTAAAACATCACGAAAAGTTTGGCAATCTTATCAAAGAATATAAAGAAGAATTTAAAGCATTTACAATATCAGACACATTTTTAAAATATAATAATGTAGTTAAAACTTTACATCATATAGAAATAAATGGTATGTATGTAAATCCTGATATACTTAAAGAAACATTTCCAAATGTAACAATAACAAATAACTTTGTATATACAGAATATAATCCTTATACAACAACAGGAAGACCTTCAAATAGATTTGATTCTGTAAATTATGCGGCACTAAATAAAGAAACGGGAGTAAGAAAATCATTTAAGTCTCGTTTTGGTAAAGATGGATTTTTACTGCAGTTTGATTATGATGCTTATCATATTAGATTATTAGGAGAATTATTAGGATATCAATTTCCAGGCAAAGTAAATATGCACGAACATTTAGGGCGTCAATATTTTGGAAAAGAAGAATTAACTCCGGAAGAATATGATCAAAGTAAGGGCATAACTTTTAAATTATTGTACGGAGGTATTGAAAAAGAGTTTTTAGAAATTCCATTTTTTAAATTAGTAGATGATTTTACAAAAATTAACTGGAAACTTTATAAAGATCAAAAATACTTAGAAACACCAATATATAAAAGAACATTAAAAAATACATTCTTTACTGAAATGAATTCTCAGAAGCTTCTTAATTATTTAATTCAATCATTAGAGATGGAAGAAACTATGGGAATATTAGATACTTTAATGAGCTTTAACAAAGGATTTAAGAGTAAGATGATATTATATACCTATGATTCGTTATTGATCGACTTCCATAAAGATGACGGAGGTAAGTATATTAAGCAATGTCAAAGAATATTAGAATGTAACGGAAAATATCCAGTTAAAGTGCAAGCCGGTTACGACTATAATAACTTGAAAAATGTAAGTATGTAGATATTTATAATAAATAATCTATATACGTGATACGTTTACTTTGCACATTCACTTTAGAGAATAATTTACAACCAACAATTAATAATATCGTAAGTAATTATAATATACTTAACGGTAAAATTTTCGTTCTGCAAATGAGCGAGAATCCTGAGTTGGCTTGCACGTACAATATAGAGTCTGGCAATCTTAATGATTTGTTAGATAATACTATTTCAATACACAGAAGAAAAGAAACTAATACGCTTTATACTATTAATGGATTAAATTTCTTGATAAAATCACTTAATAATAATATATTAGATAAGAATTATAAAGTGAATTGGGAAGATTATTCAAATACAGCTATTTTAGTAACAGATAAGAAATTAATTTTACATGAATTGCAAATATACAAAATAATTCATATAAAATAATTAGGAAAATAAGAGATAAGATATTATATTAGATAAGAAATTTAGATATCAGTTAGATATTTAGTAAGTTAAACAATTAAAAACAAAAAGAAAAATGGCGATTAATTTAGACGCAATTCGCGCGAAACTAGGCGATTTGCAAAAAAACACAGGAAAAGGTGAAAGACAAGACACCTTATGGAAACCAGAACCAGGTACACAAGTAGTTAGAATTGTACCTTATCAATTCAACAAAGACAATCCATTCAATGAACTTTATTTCCATTATGAATTTGGAAATAAGCAGTATTTATCTCCAGCTACATTTGGTAAACCAGATCCAGTAGTTGAGTTCGCAGAAAAGCTTCAATCTACAGGAAAAAAAGAAGAATGGAAATTAGGTAAAAAGATCGAACCTAAAATGCGCGTTTATGCTCCAATCGTTATTCGTGGAAAAGAACATGAAGGTGTTAAATATTGGGGATTCGGTAAAACAGTATACCAAGAATTATTAGCATTTATTGCAGACCCAGATTACGGTGATATCACAGACCCAGTTAGTGGAAGAGATATTACAGTAGAATTTAAAACTAAAGAACAAACGGGAAAAGATTTTCCAGAAACTTCTATTCGTATTAAACCAAATCAAACTCCGGTACATACAGATAAGGAAATTATCACAAAGATTGCAACTGGCCAGAAAAATTTAACAGAAATCTTTAAAGAACCTTCATATGAAGATTTAAAGGTAGTATTGACCAATTGGTTAAATCGCGATACCGAAGGAGTTCAAGAAGGAACAGCATCTACAGGTACAGAAGCTAAAGTGTCGACACCTACAAAGCCCGCTGAAACAAAATCAGTAGAGGATATTTCTAGTGCATTTGACGATTTATTTAAAAACTAAAAACATAAAGTAAGTAAGGGGAGTTAGAATCATCTACTCCTCTTATTTTACTATAAACCAAAATATTATGGCAAAAAAGAAAACGGATGACGGAATATCATCTGGTGCAATGCATGAAGATTTGGCATCATTATTAGCAGATACGCTTAATGCAAAGTTTAAAGAAACTAACATGAAAGTAGCGTATTTTTTAGATAAAGATGCTGATTCACCTAGTAATGTAACAGATTGGATAACAACGGGAAATGATATTGTAGATTTAGCAATATCAAATAGACCATATGGCGGATTGCCAGTAGGTCGTATTATAGAGATTATGGGCGAAAGTGCTGCTGGTAAATCTTTACTAACAGCAAATATATTAGCTCAATGTCAACGTAAAGGAGGATTATCAATTTATATTGATACAGAAAATGCCGTAGCAAATGAATTCTTTGAAATGCTAGGTATGGATTTAAGTAAAATGATTTATGCTCCAGTAGAAACTATAGAAGATGCATTTGCAATTGTAGAAACTATTATCGAGAAAGTAAGAAATGCTGACAAAAATAGATTAGTATGTATTGCTATTGATTCTATTATGGGTGCTACAACAAAAGTGGAGCAAGAAGCAGATTACGAAAAAGATGGTTATGCAACTACAAAAGCTATTGTATTATCAAAAGCAATGCGTAAGATTACTAATATGATTGGTCGTCAAAAAGTATGCTTAATCTTAACAAATCAATTACGTGATAAAGTAGGTGTTATGGGCTTTGGTGAAAAGACTCAAACATCTGGTGGTAAAGCAGTCGGATTCCATGCATCAGTTAGATTATCATTATATAATTTAGGAATGATTAAGAAATCTGACGGAACTGTAATTGGAGCTAAAACAAAGTTAAAGATTAAGAAGAATCGTTTAGGACCTCCAAGCAGAGAAGTAGAATATGATATTTATTTTGACTCTGGTATTGATTCAGCGCCAAGTTGGATTGACGAATTAACAAAGCATAAATTAGTTAAGAAGCGCGGAGCTTATTATGATTATGTAGATACAGAAACAGGAGAAGAAGTAGTATTTACATCAGCAAATATACTAACAAAGTTTGCCGAAGATCCTAGATTGAAAAAGCAAGTATATGAAAAGCTTTGTGAAGAATATATTATGAAGTATGACCCTGCAAATCCAGATGAAGGAATTCAAATAGTTACGACGCCAGATGGCGGAGATGATTTTTAAAAAACAAAAACAATAAGTTATATTATGACAAAAACAATATATTTTAATTTAGAAGCGCGTAACAGTTTAAAGCGCGGAGTAGATGCCTTAGCAGATGCTGTGGCTGTAACATTAGGTCCAAAAGGACGAAACGTAGTAATTGAAAAGAAATTTGGAACACCAGTT